ATATCTGATTGGCATAAACAACCAAGGCTTTTTTAATGGCTAGTTCCTGGTTAGAAAAGAAGAATGGTTGGTTAGGAACTAACAGAAAACCCCAAAAAGCCAATATAAAGCCCAAGAAGCCTATAACAGATAGTATCATAAGCGGTGTGATATATGTGCCCACCAGATGCCCATATTGCGATTCTAAGGACACAAAAATACATACAACAAGGGGAAAGTTAAGGTATCATAGATGCAAGAAATGTAAGCGAAATTTCAAGTCAATAGAGAAAGAATAGCGTCTATAAAGTTTCATTACATAATGAAAAAACGGAAGCCACAACAGATTGTGGCTTTTTTTTGTTTATCCTACAATATAGGACACACATATTTGACAATTTATATATACATGGTATTTTATAGGCGTAATGGCAGCGACAGATCAAGAAATACTTGATGCAGTAAATGACGCAATTCTCTATATAACCAAGGGTGGGGATTCTGGAACTGGTAAACCAGCCGTCCAGGAATACAGATCAACTAATCGTGATTTCCGGCATGTTCCAATAGATAAGCTTTATGAAATGAAAAAAGATTTGGAAGCTAAAATAAACGGATCAAGACAAGGTGGAACTACAAATTATGCAGAATTCAGCAGACCGCAAAGCTAAAGAAGATAGTTATACCGGATCGTTTTCTAAAAAAATTGATGATCTCATAGGCGTTTTCTCTCCACAAAGAAAATTTGACAGAATGAGGGCAAGATGGGGTATTAATTATGCATTCTCTAATTTTCATGGTTCTGAAAGAACAAGATTAAGAACGAAATGGGTCCCAAGTTCAGGATCTGCAGATGATGTTCTTTTAGGAGAATTATCAACATTACGGGAAAGATGTAGGGACCTTAACAGAAATGATTCTGTTGCAAAAGGTATTACTGATACAATTGTAAATAATGTTGTTGGTAGTGGAATAGTCCCACAAAGCACAATAAATTATAAAATCCTTGGAATATCTAAACAGAAAGCTATTGATTGGGAAAACAGAATAGAGGATGTTTGGCGAAAATGGGAAGAACATGCTGATATAACAGGATTATTAAATTTTTGTGAAACGCAGAAATTGTATTATAGGCAAAAATTGGACAATGGTGATTCTATTGCTTTACCAAGAATGTTGAAAAGAATGGAATCTCCGTATGAATTCGCATTAGAAATAATTGAAGCTGATCGTTTATCAACACCATATGGATTAAAAGGCAATGGTTACTTGAGAGAAGGTGTTGAAATTGACGATTGGGGAAGGCCAATAACTTATTATATACAGACTAATCATCCTGGGAGTTCAATTTACAAAAAAAGCGTAAAGCAGGATTGGATTCCAATTAGTGCTTATAGTGAATTAGGGCAAAAGAACGTATATCATTATTTTGATGTTTTAAGAGCTGGTCAAAATAGAGGGATTCCTTTATTTGTTGCTGCAATATTAGCTTTTCAAGATCTTGGATCATATATTGAAGCTGAATTGGTAGCAAAGCGAATTGCTGCATGTTATGGAATATTCTTCAGGAAAAAAGATCCTTGGAATGCTTCAAGAAACTTAAAAAACGATACGAATAGTGCAAGTCAAAGAATAACTGAATTTGAACCTGGAATGGTAGGATATTTGGGAGAAGGTGAAGAAGTATTTGATTTCAAACCAAATAGGCCAGGAGAACAATTCAGGGATTTTGTAGAATTGATGCACAGGATAGTTGGGACTTCTGCAAATCTTCCATATGAACTTGTATTAAAAGATTTCAGCAAGACAAATTATAGTTCTGCAAGGGCTGCACTATTAGAAGCGAGAAGATATTTTAAGGTTGAACAGAAAAGCTTGGTAAGAAAATATTGTCAACCGACATATGAGAGGGTTATTGATGAGGCATACTTGAAAGATGAATTGGATATACCGGATTATTGGAAAGGAAGATATTATTGGACAAAATCAAGATGGATTACACCAGGTTGGCAATGGGTAGATCCCAAAAAGGAAATTGAAGCTGCAATATTAGCAATCAAGAATAATCTTTCAACATATTCGGATGAGGCAGCTTCACAAGGTAGAGAATGGGAGACAGTTTTTGAACAAAAACATAGAGAATTGGAAAAGAAAAGAGAACTTGGGTTGCCGGAAGAACAAGAAAAATCACCAGCACAAAGATTTGTTGATTCAATAAAGGAAAGCATTATTGATGAAGTATTAGAAATTGTTAGAAATGGAAAGGAGTAAAAAATGCCATTCCCTAACGAACATGCAGCCAGATTACAAGATCCAAAAAAGTTTAATCCTGCAACATTCAGGAGAACAAAGGGTGGAACGATTTATGGAAGTAAAAAAGTTCCTTCAACAATAGGTATCATATGGGGAAAGATTCGTGGGCGTGATAAACCTGCTGATAATCCAATACCTCAAAGCCTTAGATTTCCCACAAAGAATTATACTGCTGAACAGGCCAGGGCGTGGTTAAAGAAAAACGGGATAAAATATATTAGATTTGAACCTGCATCTAAGCCAAGACAAAAGGAAAGTTTTATTGATGTTCCAAAAAGTGCTTTAACATTCAGGCAAGAGGAAATTCCAATAACTGTAGAACTTGCAAAACGAGAAGATGGAACTACAAGGCGAAGATTCAGGATGGTTGCACATACTTTTAAGATTATGGAAAATCGTGGTTGGTTCGGGGATCTCATTATTGATCGTGAAGGATTGAGTATAGGAAGAAAAGATAAACCAGTATTGTTTGAACATGATACAAGTAAAATTCTTGGACATTCAGATAAAATAAAAATTGACGAAAAAGAGGGACTTATTGCAGAAGGATTTCTTACCGATAAAACAGATGAAGGGAAAAGAGCAATTGGATTACTTGATGATGAATTTCCTTTTCAGGCTAGTATCTATGTTCCACCTAAAGGTAGGGGTGCATTAGAATTAGTTGAAGAAGGAAAATCAAAAAAAGTCAATGGACATATATTTAAAGGTCCAGGATATATTTTAAGAAAATCATATTTACGTGAATTCAGTTTGTGCCCATTGGGTGCTGATGAAAATACAAGCGTTAACGCTTTGAGTGATAAAAACAAAGTAAGAGTTTATTTGGATTCATCAGATGATGGATCACACCTTAACACATCTTTGAAAGGAGATGAAGAAATGAGCCTAGAAAAACTTACGTTGGAGGAATTGAAGGAAAAAAGACCTGATCTTGTCGGTGCAGTTCTTGCTGATGCAGATCCTGATCCTAATCCTGATTCACCTGCGGATGATAAGCCTGCTGCGGATGATAAGCCTGCTGGTGATGATAAGCCTGCTGGTGATGATAAGCCTGCAGATGATGATTCTAAGGAAGCTTTAAAGGCTGAGAGGGAAAGGGTATCTGCTATTCTTTCAGAAGCAAAAGGATTCAAAGAGATCAAAGGTTTTGATGCTGAGGTTCAGAAGCTAATCAATGATGGTACACCTGCAAAGGATGCCTTATTGAAGCTGAAGGATATGAAACTTGACTCTATAAAAAAAGGTCAAGTTCCTAACCTTGGACCGCATAATGAACCTAAGCCAACATTTGTTGGTGAAGATCATGATGGTTCAAAGCATCTTGCCAGGGCAAAAGAATATGCCAAGGTTCACAAGTGTGGCATAACAGAGGCCTTGGAAGCTACTGTTATTGAGAAGCCAAAAGATCAGAAATAATTCAAGCTATTATAGGTTTGAATTGTTTGGGATAATTTTAATTTATTAAGGAGGGGAAAAATGGTTCAGTTTAATGAATCTGGATTGAAAGCTTTTATTGCTGGTGAAAACCTTGAAGCTTTCAGACGTGTTAAACTTTCTGCTGGATCTGGAACAACCGTTGAATATGCAGATGCAGGAGAAGATTTTATAGGATTCACACAGGACAAGGTTGATTCTGGTGAATATGTTACTGTTGCATTAAGATCTGCTGCAAGAACATATCCTGCGATTGCTTCTGAAGCATTGTCTGCAGGTGCTGTTCTTTATGGTGCTGATGATGGTAAAGTTGCCGATAGTGCAAGTGGCACAGCCATTGGAACAGCACTTGAAGCTGCTACAGCAGATGGTGATTCCATTGAGATTACTTGTGACAATGGTGCTGCAGGTGAGATTGATGGTGCTACAATTGCCATAGAAGCAGAAGGTAGTAATGGTGCAATTCCTGTGCTTTTCAGAAAATCTGGAATCACAGATGCATCAGGTGCTGGTGTTAAGATCAATGATTCAATGCCATTTAAATGTAAGATTATTAAATGGTGGTTGATTGCAAGAGATACTACAGCTGCAAATGTCAAGTTGAATGATGGCACAAATGACATTACATCAAATGTTGCTAAAGGCACAACTGATGATGCTGTAGTTGATGGCACAGACATCATAGCTGAATATGATGAATTAGCTGCTGCTTCAGATCTGATTGTCATTGCATCGGCTGCTGCTGCCTTTGATGTTTTTGTCCTTGTAGAAAAGATAGCTTAGTTTAGCTATTCTTTG